GAGCACCTCAAAAACACCATCATACACTAAATCAGTAAGTTGGCAGCATCACCAATTACGGGTGTTAGATTTGAAACGGCAGGATGTACGAAATGCTATAGCTGTAGCTGAAAATGCGGAAACGTTATTCAGTAGTGGGCTTGCCAATGACTATTAAGATCCTAAGATAAATTGAATATAAAATGGCCTTTTATAAATTGAAAGGCCAGAGTTATAAAGAATGTTTTTATATACTGATAAGCGGTTCCACTAGTTAACTTAAATAAGTAGGTGATGGCTATGAATTTAGGATTTTTTTTTGGTGCTGGTGCAGAAATTGGTTATGGTTTACCAAGTGGAGGCAAATTTGCCATTGATCTTTTTAGACAAGATCCAAGTCAGTATAAAACTGAGCTCCGCCAACAACTGCGATTAGTGGATTCACGCTCACCTTACGCCAATGATTGGCTACCTCAGGGGTATGCTGATAAAAGCATTTATGCTTTTGGACGTAACGAGTTTTCCAGTATTATTGAATCATCTATCGAATATAAACGTGAAGAAATAATTCGCCGTCTAAATCGTTTTGATCAAGAGTGTGATGATGCCCTATTAACTCTAGGAATTGATAAGGCCATATTAGAAAATTTATTTTCAGAGTTAACAGGACATGTCATTGGTGAGCGTCTGTATACACATGATATTCGTCTTAACGAGTTACTAGCCAGAGATGTTAGGTTATTCGAGTCTGAATATTACTCTGCTATGTTGGACGTAGTACGAGAATCAGATAACAATGATGATTTAAAAAGGTACGTCATATCATTTTTACAATTATTGGTCGGTGCACACGGACAATCTCTTGTTCAACGCCTAAACCAAGAGTTATTTGAGGCTGCACCGGATGATTTACCCATCTTCGATGATATTACCGGTATGTTCCGTCTGGAGTTTAATCGCATTGGTTCGACAGCTTTGGAACTATTGCTGGAAGAAAATAGAAATTTCAATATTGATGAGGATGCAACAGCTCTTACACTTTTCTGTGCTATAGCCCAAAAAGTATTAGAGAATCTGTTCACTACAGTACTCGACTACCAGAAATTGATAGATGACCATTTCCGATATCTCTTCTCACCTTCCACAGAATGGGCTAAATTTACTCGGATGGTTATTTTCCTCAAGATCGCACGCGATTATATTAGTTCCCAGGCACCATCTATCGAAGATCTTCCCGATCATGGCTATTATCATGACTTAGCTACATTTGATGGTGATCTAACAATTTCAGCCATTGGTACGGCTAATTATAACAGCCTTCTGGCAGAGGTTTTCCGTGGTATGAATATAGAATTACCACAAATTATTCACCTGAACGGCAGTGTACACGACTATTATAACCCTTATAAAAATGCGGTTATTACTTGTGAAAATCCAGATAACGTAGACCAACGTCAGATTCATGTTCCATTCATGCTGACGCAAAGCGGTCTTAAGCCTTTAACATCAGTAACTATGTCAAGACGATACGTTAGTCTTTTTGATGCTTATGCTGAATCTGATGCTATTGTTGTTGTAGGTTTTGGATTTAATAAAGATGATAGCCATATTAATGGACTTTTCCGTGAACTGGTCGAAAATAAAGGACGGAAATTAATTCTTATTTCGAGGCGTGTGGATGGAAGTGTTGAAGAACAGAAACGGCGGTTGCGAAACAAACTGCGTATTTCGCATGAGTTTAACCATTTGCTAATAGTAATTCCAGTAGATGATCTCACAAGGTGTCAAGGTGACCGACTATGGTTAGAGCAAGTTGTTGATACTTTGAACGAGGGATAAAGCAGCTGATGATGGTGCTATAACCATTATGGTTTCTATTAATACTCGCCAGCCCTTATCTCTCTGATAAGGGCCCTAATTAATGCTAGTTAATTATTACTACACCCAAACGATCTATAACCGTCATCAAAGTTCTTGCTTTTCACTTTGGTGAGATAATCAATTCGATTCAGTAAATCGTCGGGATAAATATCATTAAGAATATCATCACGATTCAGGGTATATTTACCATTAGAAGGATACTGTACTAGGTGCTGTCCCTCTTCGGGAGTTATACTTAATGCGCTGCACCATGCCGAGGTGATCATAGTTCTTAACGTATCTTCATCAAGATTGAAATCCCCTAAGTGGTAGTAAGCATCCTTGTTCAGAAACAGAAATACGTGAAAATGACGCTTACCATTCTGGGTAAATTCCCTCACCCACGCATAGCGGAGCGTATTCGGGTGTACCCGTTTACCTTCTTTACGCTTGCGCTGTTCATCTGCTGCCAGTTTGGCTTTCAGTGAATTGGTAAATCTTGATATAGATCCTGAATCAGTATTAGCGATACAGGAAATAGTATCACCATTATCCAGCATAACCGGGTCATGCAGATCCACCCGTATTGCCAGTGTACGTCCGTGTTCTTTAACAGATTTTGTAATAACATCGATAATCCTTTCTTTGTATGATTTAACATGACTGCCATACTCGCTATCGTAGATATTCATAATAATTCACCCCTCGATGGATAACAGTCATCGCATTACTGGCTATGGCCTACTAGTGATATATATACAGGCATGGTTAATTGCAATATAATAACTATCCGACACTGAATTTTAGAAAAATAGTAGCCACAGCCTACGATGACTGATTGAAAGTTACTCTTTAATTAGTTGTAATGAAGATAGGTTAATAAAACAATTATTGCGTCCTATCTTTGTTCTGTTCGTTATATAAGAATATCAACAGGTTGTATGAAAATGGTTTTCCCTATCTTCTCCGCCCGTATTTTCTTTTGCGAATAAAGTGTACTGAGAAGCTCATTCGCTTTGCTCCGATTCCTGAACCGGTTCGGACCATATTGCAAGATGGTTGTCTTCCTGATATATGGCACCACACACCGGTAGCAATAATCTTTTATCCACGAATAAAGTTCATCTGCTTCTGAACTAACCAACAGCAACGTCTGGGGTTTAGAGAAAATTCTCACATACTCATCCACATACCAGGCGCTTATCTCTACTGCGGCTTCTACGGCACTGAGGGGTATATCCCCTTCATCACCATTAAATTTATGCAGCAGAGCGGCAATCCTTGCCATATTTTCCGCCATTTTAGAGGCGTAATCCTTAAAGCCAGACAGGAAGCCAATCAACCCCATTTCTGACTCGACCTTGTTATAAAATTCGATCCAGTTCTTTTCGGCTTCTGCAGAGAAACGTAGGCACTGACGCGCATTTTCATCATTTCTGACAATGCTCTCGTTAACGATCTCCATCAATCGTTTATGAAATACCGGTAGATGCTCGCTTGATATAACCGGGCTGGTAATTTGTCTGTAACCCTGTGTTGAACTAGGCTGACACATCAAACACCGCGCGAAGAATCCGATCCCTTTCGCTGTATCGCCTTTACGCTCCAGATACCCTTTTTTGAACACATCAGGCTGAACCATCAACGACAGTGTCATTCTGGCGTCTTTGATTAATTTATCTGGCTCGCTTTTTCTTTCCACAGTAAACATTGCGCCATCCCACATTTTATTGATGAAAGGCAGTTCATTCAGCGCATAGCCGTTAAAAATGGTACCAGCTTCATCAGACATAAGCCCGATGGACCGCCAACAACCACTGAGATAGTCTTTTATCGCCGCTGGTGTGGCATCATTGAATATCTGCCTGAACCTGACCGGTGCTTTCGGGTTCGCCGACAGCAGCGTTTTCAGCCGTTCATTCGTTGTGGAGTGATCTTTGTTACGGCGAATATCTGATTTCAGTTTTGATATCAGGGCTTTCTTTTCAATGTTAAAAGTCGTTTCCTCATTCCGCCAGATAATTAAATCTTGGGTATATTTTTCAAAGCATGCTTCTTCCAGTTGATACAATGGCTTCATTAGCAGTTTGTCCACCGTGCTTTTGCGTTCACCAGAATCCGCCAGTGTCAGTAAAAAAAGTGATACTGGGCTGCGCAGATTATTCAGTCGGCACACATCAATCCGGTTCTGGCAGGCAAGCGAAATAACCCCCAACACCGATGCAGCAATCAAAGCCTGGGGTGCCTGCGTATGCTGTTCCACTTCATAAACCGCATTTCTGATGATCTGCGGGAAGACATGTACAGGGAAAGGACGACCACACGACATAGATACCTCTCATTCTATTAATTTAATAAATAATTCAGCGAAATGGCTATTCTGCTATTAATAGCGGAAATAGCAGGATGACTACCGACAATCCGATGACAGCAATTGAGTATGAATTCATGTAGCATCCTCAAATAAGTTTGCTGCGTTGCGATAGCCATTCTTCAATCTCTGATTCAACCCATCCAACAGATTTCACTCCGAGCATTCGCTTTTTGGGGAAGGAAGCATCGTAACGTGGTGATTTGGGGTTCAACCAATCGTAGATTGTTGCTCGTGCCATACCAGTTTTTTGGATAACAGCAGGTAAGCGGAGTATCCTAACGGTTGATGGATTATTCATGCTTGATTGCCTCTTATTAGTTCATTTTGGTTGTAGAAAGATTAGCGGCAAGCATCAATGCAAAAAATCCGTGTACCAAAAAAACATTTTTTACAACACTTAACTAATTGATATTTGGTGTATTTATGTTGTCAGCGATTGAGTTTTGCGAAGAAATTAGTCAAAAATCGGATTGGCTTGCTGGGCATATGGTCGAATGTGATTGGGACATATATGTTGATCTGCTCAGCGAAAGGTATCCCGTGATACAGAAGGAACTAAGCGAGATGCGAGATCAATTCTGGAATTCTGATAAGGTAGGAACACGTGTGATTTTGTACAGTGATCCATCTCGTAAGGAGTATAAATATTGTACTGTTGACGGAGTGGAGCAATTAAAAGAAGAATATACAGAAGTATATGATCCAGCTCAGGAATGCTGGAAACAGTTAAAATCACGTATTTTCAGGGAAACGTTTTGTCATCTTATTCAGGATGATTTTTTAATTAATGATGTGTTTAAGTCACATCTATTTTTTGCCTCAATGTCTTATCAATGGGCAAAATCAGTTATGTCGGAGAATGAATGTGTCGCTATTAAAGCGTTCATTAAGTCAGCTGAATTATTTGATAGATGTATTGGTATGTCATGGTTTCATGTTTCTGTATGTACCCAAAAAAAATTATCACATGTTAGAGCTAAGGCCGGAAAACAAGGTGGGAACAGTAAATCAGAAGTATATCGAATAATTCAAGATAAGCTTGTTTATTTGATCAATAACTCCGTACCTGAAGGTGGGTGGAAAAGTAAAGCAGCTGCGGTGAATGACCTCATTGACCCCTTATGGAAATTTGTCGAAGAGTCAAATTTTGAAATTAATAATCAAAGTAAAAAATATCGGATATCAACAATGAGCCCTGATGCATTGGCAGATACCATTATAAAAAACTGGTCAAGAAATATTGAGAGTATCAAATTGGCTTTCGATAATACGGTTACTAGAAAAAAGAAAACCAAAGGGTAAAATTCCGTATTACCTATAGGTGAGTTATCAGCACCCATAATGGGTGCTGATAAAGGATTCATCCTACAAGACGTATTCCCCTAACCCCACTATTCACGATACTGCCGCTATCTGCTGCTTTAACAAAATCAGCCCACCACTGCATCATCGGTCGTCGTTGCTCAAGATAGTCACTTCGATTGTAAGCGCGACGTACCTCATTCTTATCTACATGAGCAAGTGCAGCCTCAATAACATCAGGCGGAAATCCTTCCTCATTGAGTGCCGTACTGGCAATAGAACGTAAGCCGTGTGAAACGAGTACGCCTCCTAAACCAGCACGCTTAAGGGCTGCATTTACTGTCTGGCTGTTCATCGGCTGGGTAGGCTTAATGCGACTGGGAAAGATAAATTCTCGACCACCGCTGAGAGACTTCATTATTTCCAGAATAGCGAGAGCTCCATCAGATAATGGAACCGTATGCTCCCGATTCATCTTCATTCGAGCAGCTGGAATTTTCCATTCGCTAGCATCGAAATCGATCTCATCCCATCGAGCCTCAGCAGCTTCGGCAGGGCGGGTGATGGTGAGAAGCTGCCACATGAACAGGCATCGTGTGGACAGGCTGATACTTGCCGTACGCATAGTCTGCATTAGCTGTGGAAGTTGACCTGGGTGGATGCTTGGCATGTTTTTCTTTTGCGGTTTCTCGAATGCTTTCCCGATGTTTACGCTGGGAACCGCATCAATCAGGCCTGTGTTCTGCGCATAAATCATGACTTCGTTAATACGCTGACAAAGGCGGCGGACTGTCTCTAATGCACCTCTGGCCTGAACCGGATGAACTGCTTTAACCAAAGTATGAGCCTTAATCTCAGTGACACTGATATCACCGATTGCCGGGAGAACATCCCTCTCAAGCGAGCGCCAGATATCGTCGGCATAGTCCTCTGTTACGCTGGCTTTCTTCACATTCCACCAACGCTCGGCAACTAACCGGAAAGTGTTGGTTTTGGCCTCTTGAGAATTTCTCACCTGTTCTTTCTGATGTTCCTGAGGATCAATGTCTTTCGCCAACAAAGCTCGAGATTCAGCTCTGAGTTTACGCGCATCAGAAAGGGAGACGGCTGGATAGGCTCCGAAGCTCTGCTTGGTTCGCTGCTTGGTCAGAGGTCGATAGTAACGGAACTGCCAGAGCTTACTACCGCTGGACTTGATTAGCAGAGTAAGCCCGTCACCATCATACAGCTGGTAATCGGCATCTTTAGGTTTGGCGGCTTTGATTTCCGTATCGGTTAACGGCTTGGTTTTTCTTGCCATGGGGAGTCTCCATGCGTTTAGGCCCAACGAAAACAATAGAGCTTTTCGTTGGGCCTATCAATGGGCCTAAAAGGTTCGGATTTAATTAGTTCTCTTCGGACTTCGCGGGACAAATTCAGGGCACAAAAAAGCCCGCAGGGCTTGCGCCGTGCGGGCTCTTAGGACTTCATCGGATGACTCTGGTAATCACCGATGGAGAATTTTGGTGGAGCTGGCGGGAGTTGAACCCGTGTCCGAAATTTTTCAACTAACTGAAAGTGAAGTATTTATTTTCAGTTATATTTTCTGCGGCTCCTTTACGGCTCCTTTCGTGTCCCGCCGCCGACCAGCTTGGGTCTTTTTTCTGTGTTTCCGTCGTACTCTTTCAAATACGATCCGTAATGCCTGAAGAGCATTTCTGGCCCCTTGTGTCCCATCTGGCCAGCGAGCCAGAAAAGGTTTGCACCCTGGCTGATATGACGGGTAGCGAATGTATGCCGGGTTTGATACGGATTTCGGTAACGTATACCGGCCTTCCGCAGCGTCGGCACCCAGGCTTTTTTACGGATGGCGTCAGCGCTCGCCCAGGGTTTATTGGTTTTCGGATCCTCAAATATTGTTGCGTCCTTCATGAATGTGAAAGCTTTCTGTGACGCCAGCACCGCCATAGCCTGATCGTTAAGCTCAACCTTACGTGTCCCCGCCTTTGTTTTTGTCCCTTTGATCACTCCTACGACACTGGCGCTCTGAACGTGCGCCGTTTTCCCGATAAAATCTATGTCGCGCCAGCGTAAAGCGCAGAGTTCTGAACTCCTTAAACCGGTCTGAATGGCAAACATAAACAGGTTTTCCCACTGTTTGTTACCGAATGAAGAGAGAAGGGCATCCACTTCAGCAGGTGAAAGGGGATCGACTATATAGTCACTGTCAGAGTGGGCCTTATCGCTTTGGTACCGGGAAGCGGTCACCAGCGATACCGGGTTAATCTGTAAGACGCCATCGGTCACCGCCTCATCAAGTGCAGAGCGCAAAAAAGAAAGCTGGTTTCTGATGGTCTTTAAAGTCGTTGTGCGGTTCTGGATCCAGGACTTCATTGCCGCCGGCGTCAGTTCACTTGCCGGAAATGAATGAAGATCACTCAAAGCATTGCGGCATTTTTTATAACCGCCAATAGTTGATGGTGATAACTTCCGTGTCTCGCATATTGACAGATACTCATCAAGGTACATTTTTACTGTTTTACCAGTGGCGGCATTACCGAATATTTTCAGCCTTGCCGAGCGGGGAAAATATTCGGCATAAATAAAAGATCCACGTTCGATTTTATTATGAATTTCGCCGAGCATTCTCTCGGCGTATTTCAGGTTTTTATTATTCACTTCCAGATTGGAAAGGGGCTCACGACATTTAACCCCTTTATAGGTGAAAGTAATATTGATCGTCTCTCCCTGGCTATGTTTCCTTACGGTCACACCGCGCGGGAGCTTTGGCGATTCTGTCTTGCCCATTTAGCAACCTCACTAAGATCAATCCATCTTTCCTTTACACCTTCCACTTTCAAAACCTGGACACCCTCAAACCAAACGCCTCGCTGTAAACGTTTATTGATGGCCTCTGCTGTTTCTCCGGTTTCTTTGCAATACGTCGAGATGGGAACACAATCGAGGTTCAGCATAGATTCTCCACACCGGCTGCAACCGGCTAATTAATTTTATACGCGCAAGACGAACACCCGTCCCGTGTACCGTCATTACATTTAACACAAATCCCTGGTTCGCTGGTGGGCTTTTCCACCATGTTAAGGATTGATTCCGGGACAAGAACGGGCATAGGCACGCGGATAATTTGTTGCCTGGCGTTGTCCAGCTCGCCGGCCATTTCAAGCAGGCGGGCTTTGCAGTATTCGGCCTCGGCGCGCCACCAGAGTATGTCCTCACGCATGCGGCGCTGTCGGCGCAGTTTAAGTTTGCTAGGCATCACATCCCCCTTTGCTTACGCTTAAGCTCGATTAAGGATTGGCACTCTGCGCAGGTCTGGCATCCGGGAACGGCAATGCGCCGCGCCTGTGGAATATCCTCTCCGCACTCTTCGCAATGCTCCGCTGATACCGCGTTATGGTTGATACGGCGCTCCTGAATGGCCTGGTCTAAATACTGCTGCGCCAGTTCGTTGGCCTGATCGATGATTTCTGATGGCATCATGCACCGCCTTCAATACGTCTAAATTCGATTACCCAAACCCACGGGTTGTCTTTGAATGATTGTTCAGGGTAAATGCCATCCCACAAATCGCGGAACCACAGCCACGGATCGCTATCGCCGCCATCTGCTGCGCGTTCTGCTGGGTAACCTTCTGCGCGTGCTGACTCAGTGCTGATACTGGCGATACGCTCAACCCGCACGCCGGTAATCTCCAGCGTGATGCGGCTGGCCCAGCGCGGCATGTGGATCGATGGACGCTTACGCCATAGATAATTCGGATTGGCAGCAGAGAATTTCCCACCACCCAAACCTTTTGGATAATGGTCGTTAGGTTCATTTGGTGGGTTACCATCTACCGCAAAGAGAACACGCCGTGAACCATACCAGCCATATTCATCATCATCCGGGTATCTGGCGTAACTCTGTCCAGCCTGCCACCAAGTTTCTCGTACCCATATGCGATCGCCGACTTCACCGAAAGGGCAACACACACGAACAGGATTATTAAGCAGAGGTGATTTGCCGATAGCCCAGCACGCTTTTCCTTCATCTATTGCGCTGGTACTACTCATAACCCAGCCATGAAAATCGTGGGTTGAAGGAACACCTTTAACAATCCGTCTGGTCTGCGTCTTCCTGCCATCGAGAATGGCGCGAACCATCTCTGCGTTAAAAATTATTGGGCGCTCTTTCACGATTGCACCCCCTTCACCTGCTCAAACTGGCGGGCGATAGCAGCGGCTTCTGGTGATGGTGCTGACTGGCTGCGGAGCTTGTCGATATGCGCAGAAAAATCAGCGTTAACATCACTCTCGGTACGCAATGGTGTTAAATCAATTTCACCTTCTCGCGCGTCAATCACCCACTGACCGAGCGGAGTTATGTGACGGACACGGCGAGCCCCTTTTCTGCAAAGGCCGATTTCAACCAAGCGATTCATTGCCTCTTCGCCGATGTCATACCCTTCGCCGTCTTCACACGTCTCATTGAAGCGAATCAGTGCGTCAAGGTCTCGCTCCTGAATTCGGGGCCAGGCATTCTCCGATGCCAACTGCTTAACCTGCTCGCGCGATTCACGGATCACTGCATACTGCACATCAAGGCGATCAGCCATATCGGACATTAACTTCGCTGCTGCTGGTGGCAGGGTAGGAGCCGTAACGCGGGCGGCCGCGATCAGCTCGTTGGCATTCAGGCGCATTTGCGGATCTCCGTCAGTTCGTTGAAGCGGTTCATGAGCAGGGCATAAGCCTGACCAGGGCGAAGCGGGTAAACCTGAATGATGTCTGATTCCGGGATGCCTTCGAGTACCGACCAGCGAGTGCCGTCATCGATTTCAAGATCGCGGCGTTCGGTCGCCAGCATGGTCAGATCAGCACGCTTAACAACCGGGCTGTGATCACGAGGCAGGCTAAACTTTTGACGGATCAGATCATCAACCATCCGTTCCATATTGCGATAATCCGGCAGCAGCGCTTTCAGCGGCGCGGGCATGTCCTGCACATAGGCTTCTGCCGCGTCGTGCATTAGCGCTTCAAAGGCATACTCAACCGGTACAATCTGGCTACACAGCACTGAGTGTTGCGCGACTGAATAGAACTCAGGGACGTGGCCGGAAAAGCGGCAGATATTTGCAAGCGCATTGGCGATGTCTTCGATATCAATGTCGTCAGTGGTGGCTGCCAGATAGTCAAATTTCTTGCCGGTGTAGGTCTGAATAAAGGTTTCTTTCATTGCGTAGTATCTCCTGTGCGCGCTGCAACGCGCCGAATTTTGGTTGCAGGAATCCCTCGCCGGGTGGCGATAATTAAATTGATTTCGCTTCCAGAAATGCCCCTCGGCGGGGCATTTGCAGCAGAGAAATTAAGCGCTGAAGGTACCGATAAATGTTTCCACTGCGCTGCCTTTGAATTTCTCTACCAACAGATCGCGGAATTCGGCGGCCATTTCTTCTTCGTAGGTTTCGAGCTGCGTGATACGAAGCACCAGCACAGGGCTGTCACTGGCGAGAATACTCATGCGCAATTTGATCCGGTATTCTCCGAGGCCTTCATACGGCACGCACTCAAATTCGAACGCCACCGGCATAATATCTTTGCTCCGGGCTTCAACGCTTTCCATCACCGAGCGCTTACCGCTGAAGTCCTGATCTTCATATTCAGCACTGCGGATAGCGTCGATTGTGATTTTACGGACGGCAGCGGCGGCTTTTTTAGCTTCAATCACCTGGCCGTCAGCGTCGAAACCAGTTACGTATTCGGACCAGTCTTCCAGCCATTCCGCCAGTTGCTTCTGGTTGTTGCGATCACCGTTAATACTCAGCAGTGCAGTGAACGGAGCGGTGCGTTTAAGCTGAAGCACGGCGGTGTTATCTGCATGGCCTGGATTATCCAGTGTGCCAAGGTTAAATACCGACACGGCAGCCATCTTGTCAGCATTGATAAAACAACGGGTACCGATAGCGGCATAGTCAACTGAGTAGCGCACGAAATCTTCGATACTCTGTGTCTTCATTTCCCCGCGGAAACGGAAGCGGTTTGTATAAAGGCTTTCCAGATTTTTAACGCCAACATCATTGGGCAGGGCTACTGCCGGGCAGTCAGCACCAGAAAGTTTTTCTTCAACCAACTGGCTCAGAACCATATCGCGGATCTGGCTGATGGCGGACGACTCGACGAGTTGAGGCATGGTTTTTCCTTACTAAAAGTTGGTTAATTGGCGGGCCGGTTAGCGCTGAGCCTGGTTAGGCTGGCCCTGAAGCGTGAACAGTTGCCCCTGGTCTTCCTGCAGAACGGTGAGCTTACCGCCGCGGTTGACGTACATCGGGGTTTCGGTGGTGTCCTCTTCTGACGTTTTACCGCGTGGCGTCGGCTTAACGTAAGCCAGCTTATGGACGATGCCCACGCGCTTTTCTTCCATCGAATTGCTGAGGCGGGAAATGTCGAAGGTGAGTGTCACCTTGCCTTTGTTGCCGTTGTTCAGCACGCCCAGGGCAACCTCATTGAGTGCTGCTGCCACTTTGGTTTCGAACACGCCGCCGTCGAGTTCCCCGAAGAAGTCGGGGATATTGGTCAAACGTTCATTGTCCATCGGTCTTACCCTCAGAATGGCGGCAGACACCGCCGGTTAGTATCTCCACACAACACAGGAGAGCACCCGCGGTAGGACGCCGCCCGACGGGATTGGGGAATGAGCCGTCCCGGCGGTGATGCTCTCTTGTGTTGCGTAAAAAATTGCGGCGCCCTCACGGGAAAGATCAGACGCCGCCAAAACTACACATTGGCATTTTTACTGGTGTGTGGTGCCAGGTGCTTATCTTGTGGTTGCCGTCGAAGCGGCTGCAATTCACCACAACGGAGAGAGCACTGCCGGTGTCCGAGTTGAACGGACTTTTTCTCTGCCCATCTCCACAAGAATCGTGGTGTCTGGAATTGAACCGGACGTTATGCCTTGCTCGTCAATGCTCTCACCTGTTGTGCCCGGACTCTTCCCGGTGGTCACACCGAATCGCCGCGATGGTGAGTCGCTGCATAGCGTCGTGCGTGCCTGGCTTGCACATTCCGGCTACCCGGTTGGATTAGGGATACTGTCAAGGAAATCCCCCGGACCGCTTACGGCACATGTGCCATATGCCGACGAACTCAAGATAATCATAAATTGCGAGTAGCGCAAGTAATAAAATGCGTAAATCGCAAATTAAGTTGCAAAAAAAAGACCTCTCGATGAGGTCTTTTCCTACGAAGTGAAGTCTTATCCGTGCCGCTTAAACGATTGTGACTGGCTGATCAAAACCTTCCCAAATACATAAAAACGATGCTCGTTCTCTTTATTGATACTCCATTCCCTGTACTTCGGATTGTCGGAGATCACTAACAATTGATCAGGTATCATCTGCAATCGCTTCACATAGATTTTTCCATCAAAGCCAAACACATAGATCCCATCACCATCAAATTCATTGATGTTTACATCGACAAAAATTAGGTCACCAGGTTCAATGGTGGAAGCCATGCTGTCACCGCGAACATTGATAACCTTGACACCAGCAGACGTGCGCCCACCAAATAATGTCAAAGCTTGATCGCTGCTGTATTCGATAGCATGAATTACATCAATAACATCACTACCTTGTATATGTCCTGACCCGGCGCTTGCACTCACATCAAGTACCTCAACTCTGTATACATCAATGTCCTTTCGGGATGATGTCTCTGAATTACTGTCTATACATACAGTAAACTCATTTTCCGAGGAGGTAAATAGGTCGGGAACACTTACGCTCAAAGCGTGAGCAAGCCTGCTAAGTGTCTGTTCTGAAAACTGCTTTTGTTTCCCAGTTTCAAGTCGGGAAATATTGGCAGCATCAACCCCAACAGACTCAGCAAGCTCTGTAATTTTCATGTTCTTCGCTAGGCGAAGTTGTCGTATGCGAGATCCTATATTCATGCGCCTATTACATGTTGTTTTTGCGCCTCATGCAAAGCAACTTGCGCAATTCGCCAACATGCAATAACATGCGTATTACGCAAATTAAGGAGGTTTTATGCAATCACCATTAAGAAAATTGCGTAAGTCGCATGGTATGACTCTCTTGCATGTTGCAACTGGCGTCCAAGTCGACCCCGCTACTTTAAGCCGCATCGAAAGATGTGAGCAGGTTCCATCTGTTGAACTGGCTGAACGTCTTGCCGTTTTTTTTAAAGGCGAAATCAGCGAGTTGCACATTTTGTACCCGAACCGCTTTCAGGTAACTGAAGACTCTACGGGTAAAGGTAATACACCAGCCGCATAAGCATAACCACAGAATCAGGGGGTGAACCGTGGGTAATGATCACTGGAAAGTAGAGAAACAACCGGCGTGGCTGGTGGCGGCAATACGTAAAACTATCGCGGCGCTGCCTGGCGGCTATGCGGAAGCGGCTGAAATTCTCGATGTGACAACTGACGCGCTCTTTAACCGCCTGCGTGACGGCGGCGATCAGGTGTTCCCGATGGGCTGGGCGCTGGTACTCCAGCAGGCGAGCGACACGAAGCACATTGCGGATGCCGTTTCGCGCCAGTCAAACAGCGTTAACGTGCCGCTGGTGGCGGTGGATGACATCGACAATGCAGACATTAACGAGCGGCTGATGGAATCCATTGAGTGGATCGGTAAGCACTCAACTTATCTTAGAAAAGCTACTGCTGACGGGGTTATTGACCAGGCAGAACGCGAGCAAATCGAAGAGAACAGCTATCAGGTAATGGCGAAGTGGCAGGAACATTTAACACTGCTGTTCCGTGTTTTCTGTACGCCAGAAAAGGATGACGCCAGCGGGTTGCAGCCCCTGGCGTCGTGGCGTGTCGATCGTTGTGGAGATACTAACGCATGAACAGTTTAACGGCTAAAAGCCGCTTACCGCAACTGCGGATGATCCCGGTTAAGGGTGCTCCGCTATTTCGGTATGAGCGCAGATTATCAAACCGCTGGGTGTCATGTAACCACAGTCGGGCGGCGGCAATCGTGGGGGTCTACTACCGGAGGGTAAAAGAGCTATGCGCGAAGTCGACCGAAAGTTTAAAGACCACTACGGCGTCACCGTGCGGGTTATCCGGTGGGAGCCAGAGACGCGCCGGGTTATCTATCTGCGAGAAGGTTATGAGCACGAGTGCTTCAGCCCGCTTGATCAGTTTCAGCGAAAATTCAGGGAAGTAGAGGGCGATCATGAGCACTAAATTACAGGGCTACGTATGGGATGTTTGTGCCGATTCCGGCATGAAGCTGACCAGCGTTGCGATCATGGCGCGTCTGGCTGATTACAGCAACGACGACGGCGTGTGCTGGCCTTCAATCGAGTCGATAGCCCGCCAGCTTGGTGCAGGCGTCAGCACTGTGCGCACCGCCATTAGCAAGCTGGAAGACGATGGCTGGTTGTCTCGCAAACAGCGCCGTAACGGCAACCGCAACGCCTCAAACGTTTACCAGCTCAACGTGGCTAAACTTCAGGCTGCTGCCTTTTCTCACCTGTCAGATTCTGACCAGTCAAATTCTGACGCATCAAAATCTGACCCGTCAAAATTTGAGCCATCAAAAAACAGCGCTGCCGGTGGTTTTCACCCGTCAGAATCTGGCGGGGATCCGTCAGTAAATTCAAAACATGATCCATCAGATAAAAAACCTTCTTGTCAGGTTGCAGGGCAACCAGACAACGCGGTGGTGATCACCGATCAGGCTAAACAGGTTCTGACCTACCTGAACCAGAAGACCGGATCACGGTACCAGGTCAGTAAATCCTCGATGGATAACATCCGCGCCCGCCTTGGCGATGGTTTCACCGTTGCCGAGCTGAATCTTGTGGTGGACTACACGACCGAAAAGTGGGGGCAGGATCTGCGCATGGCTGAGTACCTGCGCCCGACGACGCTTTTCCTGCCGTCAAAATTTCCTGGTTACCTTCAGGCCGCGAACAAGTGGGTTGAGGCCGGACGCCCGGCACGCCGTAACGGCGAATGGGTGAACAGCACCGCTGACCGCGCCAGCTTCCAGAACGTGGATTATTCACTGCCTGAAAACGCGGGGTTCCGGTCATGAGCACATTTGACGAGGTGCAGAATTACCTGCTGGTGCATCCGGATTCAACAGCACGCGACATCATCGCGGCGCTGCCCCATATCAACGAAAACTCTATCGGTAGCGCACTTGATCGCCTCTACACAGAGGGAACTGCGGAACGCTACAAGAGCGGACGCTACTGGCTGTACTACATCGAAGATTTGATGACACCTGCAGAGTCTCAAAAACTGGCAGGGCTGGAGAGTAAAGCCCGAGAACTGGAGGCAAAACACCTGTGGCGCCGAGCGGCAACCACCTGGCTGGAAGCTTACGACCTGGCTAAATCCAATGCCGCACGCGGGCGTTACGCTAAATTCAGAGCCCGGTGTCTGTCAGGCATGACCCGCGGCGTAGCTGATGCATCCGGCAGTGCGCCGGGGAACTATACCGGGGGTGACTTGTGACAGATGGATCCGCCATCAGCGCTATCGCCGTTGTAGCTGAAGAAGAAAAGCAACGTAACTGGCAGCGACCGTTTCTGAAGTGGGCCGGCGGCAAGTATTCGCTGCTGCCTGAAATGGATCGTCTCATCCCCGCTGGTAAACGCCTCATCGAACCATTTGTCGGCGGCGGTTCGGTATTCCTCAACTCAGATAAGCATGAAAGCTTCCTGCTGGCAGACGTTAACGGCGATCTGATCAACCTGTACCAGATGCTGACAGTGGTTCCCGAACTGGTAATCGAGTGGGCTCGTGACTTTTTTGAAAAGCTGAACGATGAGGACGGTTATATCGACTGCCGCGAAGATTTCAACCAGCAGAAGATGGCCGGGCCGGAACGCGCCGCCGCTTTCCTGTATCTCAATCGCCACTGCTTTAACGGCCTGATCCGCTACAACCTGGAAGGCCGGTTCAATGTTGGCTATGGCCATTACCGCGCCCCGTATTTTCCCGCCGCAGAGATTAACGCATTTGTAGCAGTGTCGCGCCGCTGCGTTTTCATGAATGCCGGGTTCCGCCGCACGCTGGCGCTTGCCGGTGAGGGCGATGTTGTGTACTGCGATCCGCCGTATGAACCTCTGCCGGGAACGGTTGGCTTCACAAACTACGCCGCTGGCGGTTTTACCTGGGAAGACCAGAAAGACCTGGTCCGCTGCTGTGTGGCTGCCCATCAGCGTGGTGCAAGAGTGGTGATCAGCAATTCCACGGCGCCGCGCGTTATCGAGCTTTACGAGCAGCACGGCTTTGCTCTGCACCACGTCAGCGCCCGTCGGGCGATATCCAGCAAAGGCAGCACGCGGGAAACCGCGAATGACATCGTCGCCACTATCGGGGTGAAACCATGAAATTGACGCTGCCATTCCCACCGAGCGTAAACACTTACTGGCGCGCCCCGAACAAGGGGCCGCTGGCCGGTCGCCACCTCATCAGTGCTGAGGGGCGTAAATATCAAAGTGCAGCGTGTGCGGCGATTATCGAGCAGTTGCGCTGTTTACCGAAACCATCAACCAAACCTGCGGCAGTGGAGATCACCCTCTATCCGCCGGATGCCCGCCGCCGTGACATCGACAACTACAACAAGGCTCTGTTTGACGCGCTGACGCACGCCGGAGTGTGGGAGGACGACAGCCAGGTGAAACGCCTGCTGGTGGAGTGGGGACCAGTAGTGAAGGGCGGCATGGTGCAGATCACGATCATTAAGTTTGAACCAACAGCGGTTGCAGCCGCTTAACGGAGATACGCATGCAACAGATGAACGCAACACCACTTTGTTCACATCATCATTCATTGCTGGCCGGGCAGGTACTAACGATGAGCAGCCAGGAGATTGCTGATCTGGTTCAGTCACGACATGACAAAGTGAAGCAGTCGATTGAAAGGCTTGCCGCAAAGGGCACAATCCAACTCCCCCCAATGGGGGAAGTTAGAAACCACCTCGGGCAGGCGGTCGCCGTGTATCTGGTAGGTAAGCGCGATAGCTATGTGGTTGTGGCGCAATTATCGCCGGAGTTTACCGCCAGACTGGTGGATCGGTGGCAGGAGTTGGAGAGCCAGCAATCTATGCTGGTGCCAACGTCATTGCCGGAGGCTTTGCGTCTCGCCGCTGATCTGGCTGAGCAGCAACAACAGCTTAAACAGGAACTGGCCGCCGCAGCGCCGAAGGTTGAGTTTGTCGATCGGTACTGCACCGCGAACGGTTCGATGTCATTCCGGCAGGTGGCGAAGCTGCTTAACGCCAAAGAACCAGAATTCCGCTGTTTCCTGATCGATAACGACATTCTGTACCGGCTTAGCGGCACGCTGACACCGCGCCACCGGCATGTTGCCCTTGGTCGGTTCGAAGTGAAGACCGGTACCAGCAGCGAAAACAACCACGCATTCAGCCAGACGCGCTTTACCGCTAAAGGTGTGAAGTGGATTGGCGGCCTGTGGGCGGCGCATATCGCGACAGGAGGCGATGAGTGAGGGCTCTGTTGAATCCCGTTGTCGTGCCCGAGCTTGGCCTCGTCATATTCCGGCCTGGTGCCAGCCTGCTGGCTCATTTCCGCCGCGGGCGCATGCTGCTGGAGAACGAACCTGACCGCCTGGTTGATATGCCGAACGGCGAACTACCACCAGCAGACCAGCCGCTGGCGGAAGACCCGCAACTGCAGGGTATCTTTGAAAACGAGGCTGTTCTGCGCCGCGCTGGTGGCATTAACGGGCTTGAAAGCTGGCTCAGTGATGAAAGCGGGTGTCAGTGGCCGCATGAAACCTGGCACGATGAGAACATGACAACGATGCGCCACCAGCCCGGAGCGATCCGTTTGTGCTGGCACTGCGATAACAAGTTACGCGACCACAGCACTGAACAACTGGCGGGCATCGCCCGTGCAAACGCAGCCGCTTATATCATCGCTACCGCCCGTCGGGAGTTAGGTTTTGATAATTATCACCCGCTGACATTGCCGGAATTATGCTGGTGGCTTGCGCGCAACGGCCTGGCAAACACCCTGCCAGATGACGCTGCACGGCAGGTACTACGCATACCAAAGGAGGAGATTAAGCACGTTTACCGCGAATCTGATCTGGTTACGGGTATGCCTACACCCCGTGAAATTGTGCAGGAAGCGGCTAAGCAGGTGCTGGCGCTGCGCATCGATCCGGAGACGCCTGAATCCTTCATGCTGCGACCGAAGCGCCGCCGCTGGGAAAACGAGAAGTACACCCGCTGGGTTAAGGGGCAGCAGTGCATGTGCTGTAACAAACCGGCAGACGACCCCCACCACCTGATAGGCCACGGGCAGGGTGGAATGGGTACCAAGGCGCACGACCTGTTTGTGATCCCGCTTTGCAGAGCGCATCACGACGAGTTGCACGCTGACACCGTGGCATTTGAAGAAAAATATGGCAGCCAGCTTGTGCTGCTGTTTCGTTTTTTAGATCGCGCGCTGGCTATCGGCGTGCTGGCGTAAAGTGTGGAGACGCTATGAACCTTGAATCATTACCGAAATTCTACTCGCCGAAGTCACCAAAACTTAACGACGAGACACCATCAACCGGTGGAGCGGCTCTGACGATCACCGATGTGATGGCGGCACAGGGCATGGTGCAGTCAAAAGCCCCGCTGGGCTTTAACCTGTTCCTGGCGAAGATGGGCATTCAGGATCCTGCCCCGGCGCTGGACGGCCTGATGCATTATGCGCTGGCGCTAAAAAATCCGGTGCTGGTGAAACTCAGCGAGAAGGCACGCCTTGAGATACTGCCGGTGCTGGTTCAGTTTGCCTATGCCGACTACTCACGGTCATCGGCCAGTAAAGCACCTTGCCCGCATTGCAGCGGAACAGGTTTTATTGATGCCCATAGCACTACAAAAAAAGTCCATTACCCTGACGGTAAACCACCAAAATGGGCGGCGTCCACTAAAGGGGTGTTCCCCTCATACTGGGAGGAATGGAAAGAGGTTAAGCAGGCGACAAAAGTGAAATGCGATCACTGTAACGGGAAAGGTGAGGTAAGCACCGCTTGCCGCGGCTGCAAAGGAAAGGGGCTGGTGCTGGACGATAGGCGCACAAAACTGATCGGTGCACCGACATATAAGATTTGTGGCCGTTGCAATGGCAATCGCTATAGCCGGGTACCGACAACGCTTGCCAGGGCGCTGGTGGAAAGAGTAATTCCGGACATGACCAGCTACCAGTGGTACAGCGGGTATGCGGACGTGATCAGCGCACTGGTAACGAAGTGCTGGCAGGAAGAGGCATTCGCTGAGGCGCAATTGCGTAAAGTCACACGTTAGCAACACTATTGTGAATTATCACGTCACGTTGCTTGCAATATTCGAAAAAAGTGGTTAGGATTTTTCTAACGATGGGCATTGTATGTCTACCGTTAACAACAACATTCCAAACCTCGCTATGGCGGGGTTTTTCTTTTTGTGGAAATGGGCGGCTGGTGGGTGTTGTAGCACCCGACCAGCCATTCGCTCATGTCTGAAGTCACAAGCGAACCAGGGCCCACTGCTTTAGCGCAAAAGCATAGTGAGCCTATCAGAGTCCCGCTGACTGATCCATGGAAAATACTGTAAATTTAAACAGTATTGATTTAATCAATGCTGACTGCCTGCATTACATAGCAACCCTCCCTGATAACTCAATTGACCTGATTGTTACCGATCCGCCTTACTTTAAGGTTAAGCCGAATGGTTGGGACAATCAGTGGAAAGGCGACGAGGATTATTTAAAGTGGCTAGATGGCTGCCTGGCGCAGTTCTGGCGAGTCCTCAAACCATCGGGCAGCATTTATCTGTTTTGCGGCCACAGGCTTGCGGCAGATATCGAGTTGATGATGCGCCGCCGGTTCAGCGTGCTGAATCACATTATCTGGGCTAAGCCGTCCGGAAGGTGGAACGGCTGCAATAAAGAAAGTCTGCGGGCTTACTTCCCTGCGACCGAGCGCATTCTTTTCGCCGAGCATTATCTGGGGCCATACCGGCCAAAAGATGATGGATATGAGCAAAAAGGCACTCAGTTAAAGCAAAGCCTGATGGCTCCCCTTATCGATTATTTCCGCAGCGCCCGCGCATCACTTGGTGTGACGGCTAAAGAAATTGCAGCGGCCACCGGCAAGAAACATATGGTCTCGCACTGGTTCAGTGCCAGCCAGTGGCAACTACCTGGCGAAGCTGATTACCAGAAGTTGCAGGCACTATTTACGCACATAGCGCTGGAAAAGCATCAGCGTAGCGAGCTGGACCAGCCCCATCACCAGCTGGTGGCCACATACCATTCGCTTAACCGGCAATACAGCGAGCTACTGGAAGAATACAAATCGCTACGACGACACTTTTCTGTTACCGCAGCAGTACCGTATACGGATGTGTGGACGCACAAACCGGTGCAGTTTTATCCCGGTAAACACCCATGTGAGAAGCCCGCTGATATGCTCAGGGACATTATCAATGCCAGCAGCAGGCCAGGCGATTTGGTTGCCGATTTCTTTATGGGGTCCGGTTCAACAATAAAAGTAGCCATTGCTTTAGGACGGCGCGCAATTGGCGTCGAACTGGAAACTGAGCGTTTTGAGCAGACTGTTGGGGAAATTTCAGCCCAGGCAGGCAAGGAAGCAAATAACCAAACTAAGAACCCGCGTTAGCGGGTTTTTCCATATTCAGGCCTCGGGAATCACCCTCAAGTGGCCCTTTTTAAACTCAGCCCGAAGGCCTGAACCTTTTCACGCACACAGCCTCCGCAAATAGCGAGGTAAGAGACTATGAAAATGCCTTACAAACAAGATTTCATTGCTGCTCTACTGGCTGCTAAAGAGCAGGGTATCGGCGCAATGCTGGCGTTTGCTATGGCGTACCTGCGGGGGCGCTATAACGGCGGCCCGATTATGAAAACGCTTATCGATGCCACCATGTGCGCGATGATCGCCTGGTTCGCACGTGACCTGCTGGACTTCTTCGGCATGGCTAAAAACCTCTCTTACATCGCCAGCGTCTTTATTGGCTACGTAGGGACAGATTTCATTGGCGGATTTATTAAACGCTTTGCCGCCAGAAAAGCAGGAGTGGACGATGCAAACCAGTGAAAAAGGCGTTGCGCTCATCAAGTCTTTCGAAGGGTTGAGCCTTACCGCGTATAAAGACAGCGTCGGTGTATGGACAATTGGTTATGGCTGGACGCAGCCGGTGGACGGCAAGCCAATTTCTGCTGGCATGTTCATCAAACAGGACACCGCTGAACGCCTGCTAAAAACCGGGCTGGTAAGTTACGAGAGCGATGTGTCAAAACTGGTTAAGGTGAAACTGAATCAGGGCCAGTTTGATGCTCTGGTTTCATTCGCCTACAACCTCGGATCCCGATCACTATCGACATCGACCCTGCTGCGTAAGCTCAATGCAGGTGATTACGCTGGTGCTGCCGATGAGTTCCCGCGCTGGAACAAAGCAGGTGGGCAGGTGCTGGCTGGTCTGTCCCGACGCCGTGAGGCAGAGCGTGCTCTGTTCCTGTCGTGATTACGGCGCTCTTAAGACGCTACTGGTTTCAGTTGTCAGTTATGGCCCTGGTAGCGGTATTGGCACTGCTGGTGAATCACTACCGCGGCAACGCCATCACCTACAAAGAGCAGCGCGATAAAGCCAACAGCGATTTGAAACTGGCGAACGCCACCATTGATGACATGCAGGTGCGCCAGCGCGACGTTGCCGCACTGGATGCCAAATACACCGGAGAACTGGCAAATGCACACGCCACTATTGATCAGCTTGAGCGCGATGTTGCTGCTGGCAAGCGTCGGCTGCAGCTCAACGCAACCTGTGGAAAGGACGGAACGGCCAGCACCGGCAGCATGGGCGATGCAACCAGCCCCCGACTTACTGACGCCGCTGAACGGGATTATTTCACCCTCAGAGATCGAATCGTCACAGTGACAAAACAGGTTGGCTATTTGCAGGAATACATCAAAACACAGTGTTTGAAATAGTGATAACAGTTGGCAATCACATAAAATAAAACATTAATTTACAATGCGTTACTGTTGTGATGTACTGTTTCCTCACCCAATGAGGAGTCGAAAATGCAACAATCTAAGTTAGCTGTTTATTTTGACCTCACAGATGATCAGCTTGAAGAAATGGGATTGGATGGGGATATCATCCATGAAGACACTGGTAACTCAGGTGATATGACCTACTCATATTACTTCAATGTGCCTGAAGAGACGCCAGAAGACATCCTTCAAGAAAAGGGATGGGAGGTTGGCGAGCGTGTTGAAATACCCGTCTGGATATTAGATGAGTCTTCAGAACCTGAAGAAGATTAAATATAACCGCCTTCTGGCGGTTTTTATTACCATCAAAAAGGCCACCTCTAGGTGGCCTTTTTATTGCGCTTCGCATGCGCTAAACAAGCGAGACATTCCCAATGCCACCACGCACACCAAAAGCCTGCCGCGCGCGTGGCTGCCGCAACACAACTACAGATCCTTCTGGTTACTGCGAATCGCACAAAGGTGAAGGCTGGCGTCAGTACAAGCCGGGGCAGTCACGCCACCAGCGTGGCTATGGCAGCAGGTGGGACGTGATACGACCTCGCATACTGAAGCGCGACAAAGGGTTGTGCCAGGAGCATCTTCGTAAAGGCCAGGCAGTAGCAGCCGCATGTGTTGACCATATCATCGCGAAGGCAAACGGCGGCACTGACGAGGACAGCAACCTTGAGTCACTGTGCTGGTCATGCCATGCCACGAAGACCGGACGCGAACGGCTCAAGTGAGAATGAATGTCATTTAAGGCATGCAGGGGGAGGGGGTGGGTAAATCTCTGCAACCCCTCGCCTGCCGGACTGCCAGCCCCCTCGAATTTTTATACCCGCGAAAAATGAAATTTAACCAGGAGTGCCGCATATGGCTGGAACGGCGGGGCGTTCCGGGCGTCGCCCCAAGCCAACGGCGCGCAAGGAGCTGGCCGGGAACCCCGGCAAGCGAGCCCTGAACAAAGAGGAACCAGTATTCACCCCGATCAAAGGTGTGGCGCCGCCGGACTGGTTTACGGAAGACAATCTCCCGCTGGCGTCAATCATGTGGGAACTGACCACAAAAGAGTTATGCGGGCAGGGGTTGTTGTGCGTTACCGATCTGGCTGTGCTGGAGCGCTGGTGTGTGGCCTACGAGTTCTGGCGCCGCGCTGTAAAAAATATTGCTGCGGAGGGCAACACTATCTTCGGTGCCATGGGCGGCAAGATCAAAAACCCTGAGCTCACCGCCAAAAAAGAACAGGAATCGGAGATGAGCTCCACCGGTTCGATGCTGGGTCTTGACCCGAGCAGCCGCCAGCGTCTTATCGGCCTGGCAGGACAGAAGAAAACCTCCAACCCATTCCTGAAGATGATCAATTCATGAGCCGGAAATCTTACCCCAACGTCAACGCCGCGAATCAGTACGCCCGCAACGTTGTGCGGGGGAAAATCCCGGCGTGCCAGTTTGTCATTCAGGCCTGCCAGCGTCACATCGATGACATGGCGCAGGAGAAAAGCCGGAAATTCCGGTACCGCTTCGATAAAGACATGGCCGAGAAAGCGGCGAAATTTATTCAGTTATTGCCCCACACAAAGGGTGAATGGGCATTCAAGCGGATGCCGATCACTCTGGAGCCATGGCAACTTTTCATTACCTGCAGTGCGTTTGGATGGGTGCAGAAGGGAACAAAGTTACGTCGTTTCCGTGAGGTCTACACCGAGATCCCACGTAAAAATGGGAAGTCGGCAATCTCTGCCGGCGTGGCGCTGTACTGCTTTACCTGTGACAACGAGTTTGGCGCGGAGGTGTATTCCGGCGCCACGACTGAAAAACAGGCCTGGGAAGTGTTTCGCCCGGCGCGGCTGATGTGCAAGCGCACGCCGCTGCTGGTCGAAGCCTTCGGCATCGAGGTGAATGCCTCTAACCTGAACCGCCCCGAGGACGGCGCGCGGTTTGAACCGCTGATTGGTAACCCTGGCGACGGTGCGTCGCCGCACTGCGCCATCGTCGACGAATACCACGAACACCAGACCGATGCGCTCTATACCACCATGCTGACCGGGATGGGCGCACGGCGTCAGCCGCTGATGTGGGCGATCACCACTGCGGGTTACAACATCGAGGGGCCGTGCTACGACAAACGCCGCGAAGTGATCGAGATGCTTAACGGCTCAGTACCCAATGAGGAGCTGTTCGGCATCATCTATACGGTTGATGAGGGCGACGACTGGACGGATCCGAAGGTGCTGGAGAAGGCCAACCCGAATATGGGCGTCTCGGTTTACCGTGATTTTCTTCTCAGTCAGCAACAACGTGCGATTAACAATGCCCGGCAGGCGGGCGTTTTTAAAACCAAGCATCTGAATATCTGGGTGGCGGCACGCGCGGCCTTCTACAACCTGGTGTCCTGGCAGAACTGCGAAGACAAGACGCTGACGCTCGAGCATTTCGAAGGGCAGCCCTGTGTGCTGGCATTCGACCTGGCGCGCAAGCTGGATATGAACAGCATGGCGCGGCTGTTTACCCGCGAGATTGATGGCAAAACACATTATTACAGCGTGGCGCCACGCTTCTGGGTACCGTATGACACGGTTTACAGCGTGGAGAAAAACGAGGATCGCCGCACTGCTGAACGCTTCCAGAAATGGGTGGAGATGGGTTACCTCACCGTCACCGATGGCGCGGAGGTGGATTACCGCTACATCCTGGAGGAGGCCAAAGCTGCGAACAAACTGAACCCGGTCACCGAGTCACCGATTGATCCCTACGGGGCGACCGGGCTTTCTCACGACCTGGCGGATGAGCAGCTTAACCCCGTTACCATCATTCAGAACTACACCAACATGTCAGACCCGATGAAAGAGCTGGAAGCGGCGATCGAGTCCGGCAGGTTTCATCATGACGGCAACCCCATCATGAACTGGTGTATTGCCAATGTGGTGGGGAAAAACATCCCAGGCAATGACGATGTGGTGAAGCCCATCAAAGAGCAGAACGAAAACAAAATCGACGGCGCAGTGGCGCTGATTATGGCAATTGGCCGGGCCATGCTTAAAGAGCCGGGCGATTTCCTCTCCTCACTGGATCCAGGCGAAGACCTCTTAATTCTATGAAATCAATCGTTACCGATGTTATCGGGCTGGCCGGTTACGGACTGCTCACGGCGGGGTTTTATCTCCAGTTCGGGCTGGCACCCGCCCTGATGTTCTCCGGCGGTCTGTTGCTGGTGGCCGCACTGGTAATGGCCAGAAGGGGGAAACGTGTTGCTTGATGCCATGTTCAGAAGTGAATCACTGGAGAATCCGGCCACGCCGATAAGTGGCGACATGGTCGATACGGACGGGATTTTTAAATCTGATGTCTACGTCAGCCCCGAGACGGCCATGAAACTGGCAGCGGTTTACGCCTGTATTTACGTTCTGTCGTCAAATCTGGCGCAGATGCCGCTGCATGTTATGCGCAAGCACAACGGTAAGGTTGAGCCCGCGCGCGATCACCCGGCGTTTTATCTCATTCACGATGAGCCCAATATCTGGCAGACCAGCTACAAATGGCGCGAACTGAAACAGCGCCACATCCTCGGCTGGGGAAATGGTTATTCGTGGGTAAAGCGTAACCGGCGCGGCGAAGTTGTCGGCCTTGAAAGTTGTATGCCCTGGGAAACAACCCTGCTGAAAACCGGCGGGCGCTATACCTACGGGCTTTACAACGAAGAAGGCGCTTTCGCCATCAGCCCGGATGACATGATCCATATCCGGGCGCTGGGCAATAACCAGAAAATGGGTCTCAGCCCGATTATGCAGCACGCCGAAACCATAGGCCTGGGCATGAGCGGGCAGAAGTACACCGAAACCTTTTTCAGCGGAAACGCACGCCCGGCAGGCATTGTCTCGGTGAAAACACCGCTTCAGAAAGAAAGCTGGGGTTGGCTGAAGGAAGCCTGGCAGAAAGCCGCTCTGGCGCTGCGCAGCCAGGAAAACAAGACCATGCTGCTGCCGGCGGATCTCGATTACAAAGCGCTGACAGTTTCACCCGTCGATGCCCAGATAATCGACATGACCAAACTGAACCGCTCCATGATCGCCGGTATTTTCAATGTACCGGCACACATGATTAACGATCTGGAAAAAGCGACGTTCTCCAACATCACCCAGCAGGCCATTCAGTTTGTCCGCTACACCATGATGCCCTGGGTCACCAACTGGGAGCAGGAGTTAAACCGCCGGATTTTCACCCGCGCTGAACTGGCGGCAGGTTTCTATACCCGCTTTAACCTGACCGGGCTTCTGCGCGGTACGCCTCAGGAGCGGGCACAGTTCTATCACTTCGCCATCACGGATGGCTGGATGAGCCGCAATGAAGCCCGTGCGTTCGAAGACATGAATCCGGTCGACGGCCTTGACGAAATGCTTGTCAGCGTCAATGCCGCCAATCCCATCAAAGACTTTACCACCGACCCAAAAAGCGAGGAGCAACCCAATGGATGATCGCGAAGTCCGCTGTTACAGCGGCGAGGTTCGGGCGGAGCAACACAGTGAGCAGCCGACGCACATTATCGGTTATGGCTCGGTGTTCAACAGCCGTTCCGAGCCGTTATGGGGATTCCGTGAAATCATCAAGCCAGGCGCGTTTGACGACGTGCTGAACGATGATGTGCGCGGGCTGTTTAACCATGATCCGAACTTTATTCTTGGCCGCAGCGCCGCCGGTACGCTTTCACTGTCGGTTGATGATAAGGGGCTGCGTTATGACATTGTGGCCCCGGAGACGCAGACCATTCGTGATCTTGTCCTGGCACCGATGTTCCGCGGCGACATCAACCAATCTTCCTTTGCGTTCCGCGTGGCGCGTGACGGTGAGCACTGGTTTGAAGATGATGAAGGCATTGTTATCCGTGAAATATCCCGCTTTTCACGGCTTTTTGATGTGAGCCCGGTGACCTACCCGGCCTATCAGGAAGCCGATTCCGGTGTCCGATCCATGAAAGCCTGGCAGGAGGCGCGCGACAGTGGCGTGCTGGCGCAAGCCATTAATCAACGAATGGCGCGCGAGCGCCTGCTGAACCTTCTTAACGCGTAAGGAAAAAACATGAAACTGCACGAACTGAAGCAAAAACGTAACACCATCGCCACCGACATGCGTGCGCTGCACGAAAAAATCGGTGACGCAACCTGGACTGACGAGCAGCGCACCCAGTGGAACGCGGCTAAATCTGAACTGGATGCGATCGATGAGCAGATCGGGCGCCTGGAGGAACTGCGCCGCCTCGATCAGGTCCACGTTGAAGATCAGGAAGACGAGCAACGCCGTGAGCAGCGTAACAATACGCCGGAAGAGCCGAATGCTGAACGCCGTGCCGCTGCGTTCGATAAGTTCCTGCGCCACGGGTTCAGTGAACTGTCCGCCGAAGAGCGCCAGGCCGTGAATGAGCTGCGTGCGCAGGGTACGACGCCGGATGCCAAAGGCGGTTATACCGTGCCGACGCAGATGCTGAATAAAATCGTCGACGCGATGAAAGCCTACGGTGGTATCGCCAGCGTGGCCCAAATCCTCAACACGTCGAACGGGCAGGACATTACTTGGTCAACGTCCGACGGTACTGCAGAAGAGGGGGAACTGCTGGGGGAAAACACGGAAACCACCGAAGAAGATGTGACGTTCGGCTCGGCAATTCTGGGCGCCAAAAAGCTTTCGTCAAAAATCATTAAGGTTTCTAACGAACTGCTGCAGGACAGCGGCGTTGATATTGAAGCATATCTGGCATCGCGCATCGGTCAGCGTATTGGCCGCGGTGAAGCCAAATACCTGGTGCAGGGCACCGGGACCGGCACGCCGGTGCAGCCGAAAGGTCTGGTGGCTTCCGTTACCGGGGCGGTAAACACGGCTTCCGCCACAGCGTTCACCTGGCAGGAAATGAACAAACTGAAACACGCGATCGACCCGGCTTACCGCAGCGGTCCGAAGTTCCGCTGGGCATTCAATGATTCCACCCTTCAGACTGTGGAAGAAATGGTGGACGCACAGAACCGACCTTTATGGTTGCCGAATATTATCGGCGGTGCGCCAGCAACGGTACTTGGGTACCAGTATGTGATCGACCAGGCCATTGACAGTATCGCGGCGGGTAAAAAATTCGCCTTTCTCGGTGACTTCGACCGCTTCATTGTGCGCCGTATTACCTATATGACGCTGAAGCGCCTGGTTGAACGTTACGCAGAATACGACCAGACGGCTTTCCTGGCGTTCCATCGTTTCGATTGCGTGCTGGAAGACGTGGCTGCTATCAAAGCGCTGGTGGGCAAACCAGCCGCATAACCGGCAAAAAAGCACAGTCACTGCCGCGTAAGCGGTTTTTTTATGCCCGTCATCTGGCGGGCATGGAGATTTTCATGCTGCTGACACTCTCAGAAATCAAGGCGCAACTTCGACTTGATGAGGATTTTACTGATGAGGATACTCTTCTCGGGCTGCTTGGCAGCGCGGTGCAGGCGCGGACGGAATCATTTCTGAATCGTACCCTCTACGAGAAATCGGCGACTGTACCCGTAGAGGATCCTGAAGGGCTGGCGATGCCTGATGATGTGAAGCTCGGGATGCTCCTGCTGCTGACTCATTACTACGAAAACCGCTCGTCCGTCAGTGAAATTGAGAAGTCCGAAATGCCGCAGTCCTATAACTGGCTGGTTGGTCCCTACAGGTTTATCCCGCTATGAAGTTACGGCAGGCGCAGACCAGCGCAACTTATATCCTGCCCGATCCCGGTGAACTCGATAAGCGGGTGCAGATCCGCCAGCGAGTCGACACCCCATCGGCTGATATGGGGACTGAGCCTACGTATCCGGTACAGTTTTACGCCTGGGCTAAAGTGACACAGACCAGCGCAACCATATACCAGGAAACGGCCCAGACCGACAACGCGATAACGCATTACATCACGATCCGCTGGCGCTCCGGTATCACGAAGGATTTTGAAGTCGTGTGCGGTGACGAGGTGTTTCGTGTTCAACGCGCCCGCGATCTCAACAGCAAGCGGCGTTTTTTGTTGCTGGAATGTACCGATCTCGGCGTGCCGTCCAACAGCGGAGGGAGCAGCAATGGCAACACCCTTTTTTCACGTTGATTTTCAGCAGCCCAATGAGATGCGCTTCAACCGCGCGCGGGTGCGACGGGCGTTTATTCGCATTGGCCAGAAGCACATGCGCGACGCCCGCCGCCTTGTGATGCGTCGGGGCCGTTCGGAACCAGGCGAAAACCCGGGATTTCAGAGCGGACGTCTGGCGAAGTCGATCGGCTTTATGGTGCCAAAGGCAAGCAAACGTCGCCCGGGCTTCATGACGCGCATAGCGCCTAACCAGCGCAACGGGCAGGGCAACCGGATGATAACGGGTGACTTTTACCCGGCGTTTCTGTTCTACGGGGTGCGGCGTGGGGCACGGCGACAGCGGCGGCATTATCGCGGTGCATCTGGTGGCAGCGGATGGCGTCTGGCACCACGCAGTAACTTTATGATCGAGGCACTGAACAAAAACAGCGGATGGACGCGTTACTTCCTTTCCCGTGAGTTGCGGATGTCCCTCAAACCTGAGAAACGCCAAAAATGAAGCTGACGCCGATTATTGCTGCACTTCGCGCCCGTTGCCAGATATTTGAAAACCGGGTCGCGGGCGCTGCTCAGTTCAAGAATCTGCCGGAGGCCGGGAAGATGAAGTTACCGTCGGCCTACGTGGTGCCGGGTGATGATTCACCTGGTGAGCAAAAAAGCCAGACCGACTACTGGCAGGCTCTGCGCGAGGGATTCTCCGTTATTGTTTTCGTCAGTAATGGGCGTGATGAGCGAGGGCAATGGGCCTCTTATGACGTTGTTCACGACATCCGCAACATGCTCTTTAAGGCGCTTTTAGGCTGGAATCCAGAGGAACGCGGCGAACCGATCACTTATGACGGTGGCACGTTGCTCGATGTTAACCGCTACGAACTTACTTACCAGTTTGATTTTGTTGTCGATACCGAGCTGTCTGATGACGATACCCGCCAGCCTGATGATCTTGATGCGCTGAGTGATCTCCTGACGCTGTCCATTGATGTTGACTTCATCGACCCCGGCGAGGGCCCGGACGGAAATATCGAACACCACACCGAAATTAACCTGCCAGGCACAACCGGCAACTGAGGGTCTCATGTTTGTAAAACCTGTTACCGGGCGGTCAGTACCTGACCCCGCCCGTGGTGACCTTTTGCCTGAAGAAGGGCGGAACGTCGAAGAGAACAACTACTGGTTGCGTCGCGAAGCCGCCGGCGACATCCAGCGTGTGGACGCTAAACCGAAGAAGGTGAATACCGATGACAATTAGTTTTAACAACATCCCCTCAACAACCCGGGTGCCGTTGTTTTATGCCGAGATGGATAATTCGGCGGCGAACACCTCGCAGGATACTGCGCCCTCGTTGCTGATTGGGTATGCCAATACCGGCGCCACGATCACTGCCAATACGCTGGTGATCATGCCGTCCACCGATTATGCAAAACAGCTTTGTGGCTTGGGAAGCCAGCTTGCCCGCATGGTTGAAGCGTACCGCGCCACGGATCCGTTTGGTGAACTGTACGTTATCGCTGTGCCGGAACCTGCCACCGGCAACGCTGCAACCGTCACCCTGAACGTGACAGGTGCGGCGACAGAGAGCGGCACGCTGAGCCTTTATGTCGGGCGCACCCGCGTGCAGGTGGCTGTAGTTAATGGTGATGATGTCACCGCGATTGCCACCAGTATCAAAAATGCGGTTAACGCCGTGGGCTCTCTTCCGTTCACTGCCTCTTCCGCCTTGGGTGTTGTTACCCTCACCGCACGGCATAAGGGGCTGTGCGGCAATGAAATCCCGGTATCCCTGAATTACTACGGCTACGGAAGTGGTGAAGTGTTACCCGCAGGTGTGGCCGTGGCGATCGCGACTGGCACTGCCGGTACCGGTGCGCCGGTGCTGACTTCCGCGATTGCGGCAATGGGGGATGAACCTTTTGACTATATTGGTCATCCGTTCAACGACCAGGCGTCGATTAATACGATTGCCAGCGAGATGAACGATACCAGTGGTCGCTGGAGCTATGCGCGTCAGCTCTACGGGCATGTGTACACCGCTAAGCTCGGAACCCTGTCCGAACTGGTGACGGCCGGTGACCTGTTCAACCTGCAGCACATCACCCTGGCGGGCTACGAAAAAGAAACGCAGACCCCGGCGGATGAACTGGCGGCCAGCCGTACCGCGCGCGCTGCGGTGTTTATCCGTAACGATCCGGCGCGCCCGACGCAGACCGGCGAACTGGTGGATATGCTGCCGGCACCGAAGGGCAAGCGCTTCACGATGACGGAGCAGCAGTCTCTGCTGACCCACGGTATCGCGACCGCCTATGTCGAAAGCGGTGTGCTGCGCATCCAGCGCGATGTGACCACCTACAAGACGAACGCTTACGGCGTAGCTGACAACAGTTACCTCGACAGCGAGACGCTGCATACCAGCGCCTACGTCCTGCGCAAGCTGAAATCGGTGATTACCAGCAAATATGGCCGTCACAAACTGGCAAATGATGGTACCCGCTTTGGGGCCGGTCAGGCGATTGTCACCCCCGCTGTGATCAAGGGGGAATTGCTGGCAGCGTACCGCCAGATGGAGCGAGCCGGGATCGTTGAAAATTACGACCTGTTTAAGCAGTACCTGATCGTTGAGCGCGACGAGAATGACCCGAATCGCCTCAATACCCTGTTCCCGCCGGATTACGTTAACCAGCTGCGTGTCTTCGCCGTTGTTAACCAGTTCCGCCTGCAATATTCCGAGGAGACTGAATAATGGCCAAGATTGGCGGTACCTGTTACATCAAAGTTGACGGGCTTCAGCTGTCAGCTACGGGGGGCGTAGAAGTGCCGATGAATACCAACGTCAAGGATGACGTCGTAGGCCTGGCGGGTGATGTCGACTATAAAGAAACCCACCGCGCACCGTACACCAAGTTGACAGCGAAGGTTCCAAAGGACTTCCCCGTCAGCAAACTTTTTGATTCGGACTCTATGACGATTACGTCCGAACTGGCGAACGGGCAGGTGTATGTCCTTTCTAATGCCTGGGTGCATGGCGAAGCAAACCACAATGCCGAAGAAGGTACGGTGGATCTTGAATTCCATGGTGAAGAGGGGGGTTACCAGTGACAGAACTTGAACTGAAAAAGCCGATTCAGGCGCATGGCGACACGCTGAGCGTGCTGGAATTTGACGAGCCGACAGGAAAAGATGTGCGCGAACTGGGTTATCCATACCAGATGAACCAGGACGAATCAATCAAACTTCAGGCGCACATCGTCGCCAAATACATCGTCAAACTGGCAAAGATACCGCTGAGCTCAGTGGATCAGATGTCACCCGGTGATCTCAATGCTGCCGGATGGATTGTCGCTGGTTTTTTCCTCCAGGGCTGACGGCTGAGTATCTCACTAACAGCTATTTCGACTGCGCCAGTTACTGGCGCATTAACCCCTTTGAATTGCTGAATATGCCAATCAGTGAGATCCCCGTACTGGTCAGCCAGGCAAACAGAATAGAGCGGGAGAAGCAAGGTAATGGCTGAGTTTGAACTGAAAGCGCTAATCACAGGCGTCGATAAACTTTCCCCCGCGCTTTCCAGGATGCAGAAAAATATTCGTGGATTCAGGCGACAGACAGAAGAGGCATCCAAAGGTGGTCTCGCTCTCGCTGGTGGACTTGCTGCCGGGCTGACTGTGTCCATGAAAGCTTATGCCGACCAGGAGAATGCGGCAACGGGCCTGAAAGTGGCAATGATGCAGGCCAATGGTGAGGTCGGCAGCAGCTTTGAAAAAATAAACAAGCTTGCCGTCGGGCTCGGTAATCAGTTACCGGGGACAACTGCTGATTTCCAGAACATGATGCAGATGCTGGTTCGCCAGGGTATACCTGCTGAAAATATCCTCGGTGGGGTAGGTAAAGCCACGGCTTATCTTGCGGTCCAGCTTAAAAAGACCCCGGAAGCTGCGGCAGAGTTTGCTGCAAAAATGCAGGACGCCACAGGAACAGCATCGGACGACATGATGGGGCTGTTTGATACCATTCAAAAGGCATTCTATCTCGGTGTCGACGATACCAACATGCTCTCGTTTTTCACTAAAACCAGCTCCATCCTGAAGATGGTGAATAAGGACGGGCTGAAAGCTGCGCAGGGTCTGGCACCGATCAGTGTCATGATGGATCAGATGGGGATGGAGGGGGAATCGGCGGGTAACGCGTTACGGAAAGTGATTCAGGCGGGGCTGGACGTAAAAAAAATTAAGGGCGTGAATAAGGTTCTTAAGCGTCAAAACCTCGGCGTGGATCTGGATTTTACTGACGGGAAAGGGGGGTTTGGTGGCCTTGATAACCTGTTCAAGCAGTTATCAAAACTGCGCAAATTAACGGACGTCAAACGCACCGGCGTGCTTAAAGCCGTCTTTGGTGATGATGCAGAAACCATCCAGGTTGTTAACGCACTCATCGATAAAGGCAAGGACGGTTACGACCAGATACAGCAGAAAATGAATAACCAGGCCGACCTCAACAAACGCGTTGAGGCTCAACTCGGTACACTGGCTAACCTGTGGGAAGCCATGACAGGCACAGCAACCAACGGCCTGGCGGCCATCGGTAGTGCATTTTCTGGTGATACCAAGAACCTCACAACCTGGCTCGGTGATCTTGGTGCACGATTCACAACCTTTGCTGATCAGAACCCGCGGGTTATTCGCAGTGTTGCCGGTCTCGCAGCGGGTCTCGTCACGCTTAAACTTGGCATTATGGGTGTGGGCCAGGCCATTACGCTGGCGAGCCGTCTGGCTTCAATGACACCCCTTGGTATGATCCTCACCGCGATTGCACTGGCAGCCGGGTTAATTATTTCTAACTGGGATGTCGTTGGTCCGTATTTTAAAGAGATGTGGGATGTGGTCAGCCCCTACTTCGAAAAGGGCTGGGAGATTATCAAAAAGGTTTTTGCGTGGAGCCCGTTGGGGATCATTATTAATAACTGGGGCCCGATCGTTAAGTGGTTCCAGGACATGTGGGACAAATTGCAGCCGATCATTAAGTGGTTCACGGATGAGGCGACCGATACGGTTAACGCAATGAATTCAGCACAGTGGGGCGCTGGTGGTTATGGCGCGTATGGTACCGGGGTTGCCAGCCAGGGATATAACCCTTACGGCATAAGGCCTGTTTCTCAGCAGTCTAATGGCACGGTAACTGTCCAGTTTAAAGACGCACCGCCCGGCATGAGGGTGACAGAGGCCCAGGGAGGCGGGATGAACCTCAACACGGATGTGGGATATACCAGTTTATCCGGCTGGAATTACCAATATTAATCACTGCCATCAAACACACCCGCTTCGGCGGGTTTTTTTATGCCCGGAGAACCTATGGCGTGGAAAGACAGGCTTGTTGATGCGTCGTTTCGCGGCGTCGCGTTTAAAGTTGAAAGCGAAGATGCCGGGGTTGGCCGTCGTGTTGAAACTCACGAATTCCCCAACCGTGACAAGCCGTATACGGAGGATCTCGGCAAGGTCAGCTTTCGCCCCAACATTTCAGCTTATGTTATTGGTGAAGACTGTTATGACCAGCGCGACCGTTTAATCGAGGCGCTGAATAAGCCCGGCCCTGGCACGCTGATCCACCCGAGCTATGGTGAAGTTAAGGTGTGCGTCGATGGAGAGGCCCGCGTAAGCACCACTGCCAGCGATGGGCGCATGGTGCGATTCGACCTGCGATTTGTTGAGGCTGGCGAACTCTCTTACCCGACGTCAGGCGCTGCGACGGCGCAGAACCTGACAACGTCCTGCTCTGCGCTTGATGACTGCATAAGTAATAATTTCGACAACTTTAGCATCGATGGTGTGGCTGATTTTATTCAGAACGATGTGATCGGTACGGCTACAGAAATGATGGGTTATGTCACCGGCGCAATGAAAGTTGTGGATGCCGTCGTTTCTGATGCCGCCAGGCTTATGCAGGGGGATATCTCTGTTTTACTTCCGCCACCCTCATCAGGGAAAACGTTTGTAAATCAGTTACAGACGATGTGGCGCGCAGGGAATCGGCTGTATGGAAATGCCAGCGATCTTTTCACGATGATTAAAACGTTTTCAGGCATCAGCCTGGGGAGCGATCTTCAACCCAGAGGCGTGTGGAAAACAGACAGTGTTACGACCAAAACCATAAAGCAGCAAAGCAACTATGTTGCCAGCGCTATCCGTACCACGGCGATCAGTGAAGCCGCTGCGGCAGTGGTAAACCTTCCATCACCGACATCCTCGACAGTGACCTCTACGACGGCCAGTGAGCAGACGGCAGGATGGCCCGCGGTTTCACATCCGGCACTGAACAATGCGACGGAAGAAACCACCACTGCCGTTCTGCCGACGTGGGACGAACTGGTGGATATCCGCGACACGCTGAATCAGGCGATCGATAAAGAGATGTCCCGCACGAATGATGACCAGCTCTTTCTTGCACTGCGCCGGGTGAAAGTGGATGTGAATGCCGACATCAACGATCGACTTCAGCAGACACAAAAAACGGTAATCCGTACGCCTTCTGAAGTTACGCCGGCGCTGGTGCTGGCGGCTACATGGTATGACAACGCCGCGCGGGAAAGCGATATCGTTCGCCGCAATGCTGTTGCCCATCCCGGATTTGTCCCTGCAACAGCACTAAGGGTGCCGGTTCAATGAATGACAACGTAACGCTAAGGGTGGATGGCCGGGAGTGGGGCGGCTGGACCTCCGTTCGCATTGGTGCCGGTATTGAACGTCTCGCCCGGGATTTCAGTGTGGAAATAACCCGCGAGTGGCCGGGCAGCGATGGCACTAAATCACTTCAGCCCCGCATAAAAAACGGCGCAAAGGTGGAGGTGCTCATCGGCGCTGACCTGGTGATAACCGGATGGGTTGAGGCGACGCCGGTACGCTACGACGCCGGCTCGATCAGCACCGGCATCAGCGGGAGAAGCCTTACAGCGGACCTTATCGACTGCGCTGCCGATCCCAAACAGCTTAACGGTCGGTCACTTGTTCAGGTGGCCACCACACTGGCTGCCCCGTTTGGTATTGAGGTGATTAACTCCGGCGCGCCGACGGGATCAATCCCGTCAGTGCAGCCAGATCACGGTGAAACCGTGCTGGAGGTGCTTAACAAAATGCTGGGTAAGCAGCAGGCGCTGGCGTACGACGACCCGCGCGGGCGGCTGGTCATCGGTGGCATCGGATCCACCCGCGCAACCACGGCGCTGGTGCTCGGGCAAAACATCATCAGTTGTGACACGGAGAAAAGCATACGCGAGCGGTTTTCAACCTATCAGGTGAGCGGGCAGCGTTCCGGAAATGATGACGACTTTGGCGCGGCCACCACGACGGCATTACGCGCAAAAACCGAAGATGCCGGGATCTCACGCTACCGGCCAATGGCTGTCCAGCAGACCGGGCAGGCCACCGGCGCAAGTTGTATTGCCCGTGCAGAGTTTGAAGCCCGCCAGCGCGCGGCGCGTACCGACGAGACCACATACACCGTGTGGGGCTGGCGTCAGGGTAACGGAACATTATGGCAACCAAACCAGCGGGTGATTGTGTTTGATCCGGTATGTGGCTTTGACAACCGGGAAATGCTGATCTCAGAAGTCACTTTCACCAAAGACAACAACGGCACGCGGGCAGAGCTACGTATCGGGCCGCCGGATGCCTATCTGCCGGAACCGAAAGATCCGAAGAAACGTAAAAAATCATCTGACGAGGACCCATTCTGATGCGCGCATTGCAGAACCTGCAACGGCAGGTACAGAGCCTTATCACCCGTGCGGTTATCGGCAGCGTGAATGCGGCAACGAAATGCCAGACGGTGGATGTTTCGCTGATTGCCAGCGAAGAGAAAACCGGGGTTGAACATCTGGAGCCATACGGCTTTACATCCCGCGCCGATGCGGGCGCAGAGGCTGTGCTTCTGTTTCCCGATGCTGACCGCTCGCATGCTGTAGCTATTGTCGTTGCTGACCGTCGGTATCGTCTGAAGGGGCTGGCCAATAAGGAGGTTGCCATCTTTGACGACCAGGGGCTGGTGATAAAACTCTCTCGTGACGGGATTGTCGTGGATGGCGGCGGTAAGCCGATCACCTTCATCAACGCGCCGAAAGCACGCTTTGAGATGGACATTGAGGCGACCGGGCAGATTAAAGATCTGTGTGACAGCAATGGCCTGACTATGGCCGCGATGCGGGTTGCCTACAACGGACACCGTCACAAAGAGAACGGGCAGGGCAATAACACGGACACACCAACAACACCTATGGGGGCGTGATGGAGCTCTGGCTTGTGGTAAACGGGCAGCGCGTCAGCGCCAGCTCATCGCTGGACATGCTGACCCGCGCGGTGGTTATTTCACTTTTCACATGGCGGCGCGCCGAACCTGACGATAACGCGAATGTCCCGATGGGCTGGTGGGGCGATACCTGGCCTGTTGTACAGAATGATCGCTATGGTTCCCGCCTGTGGCTGTTGCAGCGCAGCAAACTGACCAACCAGTTAGTGCAGACCGTACGGGTTTATATCCGCGAGTGCCTGCAGTGGCTTATCGATGACGGAGTGGTTTCACGCATCGACCTGGATATCCGGCGCACCGGCATCAACGAACTGGCCAACAGCATCACCCTGTGGCGCCGGGACGGTCCGGTCACTGTTTCTTTTAACGATTTATGGAGCGCGATAACAGATGGCGGACAGTGAATTTCAGCGCCCGACGCTGGCAGAAAATATCAGCATGATCCGCACAGACCTTTTCGCGATGCTGGATGTGAGCGACACGCTGCGCCGCATGGATGAGGATGTCCGGGCAAAGGTGTACGCCGCTGCACTGCATACGGTCTACGGCTATATCGATTATCTGGCAATGAACATGCTGCCGGATCTCTGTGATGAAACCTGGCTGGCACGTCATGCCGCGATGAAGCGATGCCCGAGGAAGGATGCAACGGCCGCCACCGGTTATATGCGCTGGGATGGTGTAACCAACGACATCACCGTCTCTGCCGGTGCGGTTATCCAGCGCGATGACCTTGTGCAATATACTGCCGCCGCTGATGCAACCAGCGCGGGCGGGATTCTGAGGCTACCCATTTCATGCAGCGAAACGGGAGTAACCGGCAATGCAGATGATGGCACCGCGCTGTCACTGGTCACCCCTGTTACCGGGCTGCCGTCTGGCGGCCTGGCTGACACAGTCACCGGCGGCTTTGACGTTGAGGATCTGGAAACCTGGCGTGCTCGCGTACTGGAACGTTATTACTGGACGCCGCTTGGCGGTGCTGATGGTGATTACATCGTCTGGGCAAAAGAGGTTTCCGGCGTCACGCGTGCATGGACATACCGGCACTGGCTCGGTACCGGAACGGTTGGCGTGATGGTGGCCAGCAGTGACCTTGTTAATCCCATCCTGGACGATGTGACCGTTGCGGCCGTGCAGGCCTATATCGAACCACTGGCCCCGGTAGCGGGATCTGACCTGTATGTGTTTACCGCCGTGCCACATACCGTCAATTTCACGATTGACCTCAATCCCGATACTGCGACAGTGCGGGCCGAGGTGGAAGCCGAGTTGAGATCATTCCTGCTGCGTGATGGTTACCCGGAAGGAAAGCTTGAGTTATCCAGAATTAATGAGGCTATTTCCATCGCCACCGGCGAATACAGCCATACGCTGATTTCTCCTGCCGCGGATATCGCTATCGCGAAAAACGAGCTGGCCGTGCTGGGAGCTATCACATGGCTGTAACCAATGATGATTACATCAGCCTGCTGTCAGCGCTGTTGCCACCCGGTCCCGCCTGGTCGTCTGATGATCCGGCGATCAAGGGCGCAGCACCCTCTTTGCTTCGGGCACATCAGCGCGCGGATGCGCTGATGCAGGAGATTGACCCGCGCACCACAACCGAACTTATAGATCGTTGGGAGAAAATTGCAGGGTTACCTGATGAGTGTATCCCGGCGGGCACACAAACGCTCAGGCAGCGCCAGCGGCGTCTTGATTCAAAACTCAATCTGACCGGCGGTATTAACGAAGATTTCTACCTTTCACAACTCACAGCGCTAGGCATGTCTGGCGCAACGATAACCCGGTACGACAAAAGCACCTTTAAATGCACTTCGAAGTGTACAGACGCGCTCTGGTCTCCGGAGTGGCGCTATTACTGGCAGGTCAATATGCCCGCCGTGGTTAATGTCACAAGCATGACCTGCAGCGATAACTGCGAATCCCCGTTGCGCTGGTGGGGGGATACGGTTGTTGAATGCGTGATCAGCAAACTCTGCCCGTCACATACCTACGTAATTTTTAAATATCCGGAGTAACCATGCATCGTATTGATACGTCTACCGCGCAGGTGGATAAATTTGGCGCGGGCAAAAACGGCTTCACTGCGGGGAACCCGCAAACCGGAACGCCAGCAACCGATCTCGATGAAGCTTTTTTCGACATGCTCCAGGAGGAGCTGGCTGGCGTTGTTGAAGCTTCCGGGGCTGTCCTTGATAAAACTAAACACAACCAACTACTGACAGCACTTAAAGCCCTGTTACTCAGCCGCTCGAATCCATTTGGTGACATTAAAGCCGATGGAGCTACCGCAGTGGCACAGGCCCAGTCAAACCTTGGGTTAACAGAGGCTGCTTACGGCGTGGCTGTGGTTGGCTCATCCCGTAATGCGCGAATGAATATAGCCAGTGCTTCAGCATCTGCGACATTCACTGCTGATGAGTTAGTTGTTTCAACCGCCATTGGCGGTAAGCTGTACCGACTTTCCAGTCTTAACCTGTCGGTTAACCTCGCGACTACTGGTGCCGGGGGCATGGATACCGGCACCGTTCCGGCAAACGGGTTCGTAGGCCTCTACGTCATTTACAACCCAACGACGAGCACCGCCGCGCTGCTGGCTGTCAACGCTTCTTCTGCTGTTGTGCCTGAAGTTTATGGCGGTGCAAATATGCCATCTGGTTACACCGCATCTGCGCTTGTAGGCGTTTTACCAACAAGCAGCTCTCAGTTTGCTCAGTGTGTTTTGGCTGGCAGAAGTGTATCAATTCTCGATTCAACGATACTGACAGGTAATGGTGCTCCAGGGGCACTTGCAGCATTAACAATCACATCGATACCATTAAATACAAACATCATCGAGATGACAGCTACTGCCAGCCTGATATCAGTAGATACGACGGGTGTGTTTGTCATTTCACCATCAAGCGCACTAATCGGATCAAGACGAGTTACAGTAGGCGCTTCAGGAACAGGAGGAACGGTAAGTACAACCAGCTATGTTAAATGCCCTGTTTTTGGTAATACCCGACAAATATACTGGCAAGCTCAACTCGCCAGTGTTTCATATAACCTTGTGTTAATGGGGTATGAATTCTGATGACAGATTATTACGCAAAACTTGATGATGATGGAAAAATCATCTATATGGCACAGGGTCCGCAGGAGGATGAGACAATGGTTCTCGTGGACTTCTCCAGCGATCTGTATTATGAGTTTTATTACAGAATGCCGATTGCGATAAGAATCACACTACCAGACTATACAGGAACACTTCCGCCACCATAATTCCTTGTATGCTTCATTTGCTGTGTAGTATCTTATGTTAATGTCAATTGAATGGCACATAGCAAATGAGCATAGCGATTTTAATTCCCACATACAGCAAACATATACCACTTAATGCCCGCTTTCTTAAAAGCGTTGAGGAAAATTGTACTGTTGATGGTATTCCTGATATTTATTTTGCGGCCAGCTCTAAGTATGAATCTTCAGAGCTGGCGCTTTTAATTGATTCTCTGTCTGATAGATTAAAAAAACGAGTTCATTGCTTTGATGTGGAAGAAGCGGTGACTGAATATAATAATAATCTAAAAAATGCAAAATATGATTCAGATGCTACCATTTTCTTTCGTGATGGAAGGTGTGGGATAATTAATCTCAAAAAACTGTCAGGTGTGGATAAAGTATTTTCTTTTGGTTTTGATGATGTTGTTGTTTTGGATAGCGAAATATTACTTTTCAGACAGTCAAATCTCTTGAAATCCCTGAATAAGCACGTTTCAAACGAATGCTACAGATATAGTCTTGCGGCATACAATCATGAAATAATGACTAAAATACAGAACGACTCTATCCGTAGTGTTATATCGTCGTTTGACATGAGAAATCATTTTTCCAGATCTTATGGTTGGTATGAAAATCTGTGCATCTATAATAAAGATAAATTTAATGGTTTTATAAACCATCTTACAGAAGATGGTGATATTTTCACAAATAGATTTGTACATGCCGCATGCAGATTTAGAGGCGCATCCTTCGAATGGATCTCATACATGGCATATAGAATGTATGTGCTACATGAAGAAATTGATGAGGTTTGTGTTGATGATTTAATAGAAGGCAATATAGAAGGACACCCTTGGGCTACGCCTCAAAATGAAAATATCTATCAGTATCTGACAGGGGATGAAGAAAAAGACTCTGCCTTGCTTAAGGCTATTAACCCTCCCTGGGTTCCTTATACAGAAAATGAATACACAAGAAAGCTGATCGATAAATATCTTCCTGACAGTTGCTGTCTGATGTTTCACCTGGATAGAAAGCACCCAGGAGCTGAAGCGGAAGCGAAAACAGAAGAAGAAATACCCGTTCCGGAGACAGCTATAGAATCACCTCCTGTCGTATCGCTCCCGCGGAGGGCGATAAATAAGCTACGGAGAATTATTCAACATTCCATTTCATAATCATATAGATAATGCCTTGCTGTACACGGCGAGGCAATTTCGTCACTGAAAAGCGTCCAAACGAAACGAAGCCTTCCCCGCTGCGGTTGATTGCACAGATCGATTTATTAATATTATACTGTATGCATATACAGTTATTAAGGGTGCAAATCATGCCGCGTAAACCAGACATTAACGCCGCCTTTGTGGCCGCAGTCCAACTCAACCCTAAAGGGTTTCAGTGTCTGCGTACGGATGACTTTATCCGCGAACTCAGCCAGCGTAACTGGCACTTCAGCCAGAAGGATGCGAACGGCTGGATAGAGAGCTATCAGCCAGACTTTGCCGACCGGACGACTGACTTCAGTGAAAACCGTTACTGGATACTGCGCAACATGGGGAGGGTTCGCTAATGGGCTTCCCGTCTCCTGCAGCAGACTATACCGAGCAGACCATTACACCCGCGCTACTGTGCCGGGTGGACGCAAACTGCCAGGTGATAGAGACAAGCACCGGCTACGCGGTTATCGATCGATCGCTGCAACCAGCCGACGGAGACAGGGTGCTGGCTCTGTATGACGGTCGCAGCCAGTTTGCAAAATGGATGGGATCCGTGCTGATTACTGATGACGGAGAGGCAATTGAGGGGGAAGCACTGGACGAGGTAACGGTGTTCGGCGTGCTGACGTACACAATTAACCGGGTAAAGGATGATGGCTTGATGGTTTAATTCGTCAGGGGTTTTACCTTCATTTTACCTTTGTTTTACCTTTCCAAAATCGCAGGCATAAAAAAACCAGCCGTAATAGGCTGGTTTTCTTGGGGAATTTTGGTCGGCACGAGAGGATTTGAACCTCCGACCCCTGACACCCCATGTAGATGCGGATATGAAAAAAACGGCACATTTACCGATTCTTTTACTAAGGGTTTGTAATAGTCGAGGCGTTGCCTTGCTCTATTATTCCAGCCCTGATTTTATAACTACCGAGAATCTTAACCGTTTTATTATTTTTCATTGCGTCAAATATTAGGCCGATTTCGTCAGGATCATTGATAAAGCTAGTATCTACATAGATCGGGAATGAATCATCGCCAGTCGGTTCATGGCAACTTAAGGTTAGCTTATCAGCCGAACGTTTTATGCTATCAATGACAACTTCCAACGTTTGCTGCTCTGATTTAGCCTTTTCAATTGGGTTCTTTATAATTTCTTGAACTTGGCTTTGTGAAAGCTCAATGTTGCTGACCCCACGAATAGTCACTTTGTCAGCATCTGATGCGCCTTTAAGAACCCCAGTATACGCCTTTGCCGTATGCTCTTGTATGCCTTCGGCGCGCTCTATTGTGTCGATTCCCTCATGCGCTTTAATGGCAGACAGCATACCATCCCGAAGAATCGTCATGCGCTCTGATTCAGATCGTTGCTTCGCTTCTTCCTGTTGCAATTCAATTTTTTTTGTTTCGACTTGCGTCTGGTGGTCTAAATAGGACGTACCTACCCATGCGCCGCCTAACACCACGACTGCAAACAGGAAACACGTTGTTTTCTGTCTTGGGCTCATACCTTGTGTTACCTTCCCAAATGCTTCACCAAAGGAATCAATTAGCTCTTTAACTGCGGTTATAATTTCTGTGCAGCCAGGTTTGATTGAAAAAATCAACTCCGCAGCTTCTCTATCCTCAGCCGTGAGTTTCTGTAAGTTAGAGGTTTTGTACTTGATTAGAGTAAAAACCTTGTACATCTCTGTTTGAAACTCACAGATACCCTGCGCCAAGCTTGCAGGCAGAGTACCATTATACTTCTCTTCATCACCAAAGAATTTGAAATCAATGCTTTTTAAGAAGTTTAACTTCAAATTTTCAATGTGGATTTCTTCGCCAGAAATAACCCTGTAAAAAATTGCTTCTACATCATCAATGCCATTGATTTCATAGGTCTGAATTGCATCTTCCATGTGTTGTCCTTGGAAAAAATCAGCGGATGTATGAACTAAATCGCTCAGTGTTTGTGTGTCTTAAGGCTGATACTAGCGCGATTTAGAGGCAAGGATAACCTGGCGTTTTATCAGTATAAAATTGAGGGCTGGGTCTGCATCGATGAATTCGTCACGCGCAAAAAAAGCCCGCATGTGCGGGCTTTTCTGTAACGTGGGAGCCGCGGCTCCTTTACGTATCCTTTTTTGTCCCTTTGGTGTCCGGTCACCGTCCGGGATAAGTGGCTAACATACTGTTTTTTAAGACTCTGTCCTGCCACTGTCCATGTATATTTGGTGGAGCTGGCGGGAGTTGAACCCGCGTCCGAAATTCCTACATCCTCGGT